TAATTATTAAATCCTTTATTATAATATAATATTGCTGTAAGAACATGAAAAACAGGAAATCAAACGGGTATTATACGGTTAGTTATCAGCAAATTGATATTTTACACCCTTATATCATCGTCCGGTATGGATACAGCCTTCAGAATGGTACTAATTATTCACAAATGTATTTTTTTTGTAATAAAATGCCGTTTTAGAATACCATCATGTCGGAAACGGGGAGTATGCGGATAACCGGTATGAAAAGGCGAGAGTTATCAGGGAACAATCCTCTTATATATCCTACTCAATGAATCGGTATCAAGTTCATCCATATTTATTATATAAAGGTATCCGTCATCATACACCTTGTGAAAGTGAGGGTGCATTTTTGTAGACTAAAAATTTTGCCGTTTGAGACAGAGAATACATCTTTGCAGAAAAATGGATAAAATCAGATACCGTCTTGTATATAACCGCCAAAAGAAACTGAATAAACAGGGCACAGCCCTTGTACAAATTGAAGCCTATTTGAACCAGAGGAAAATCTATCTGAAGACAAATGTGTACCTCAAACCGGAGTGCTGGAGCCGTGAAGGGGCACAAGTCATTAACCATCCCCAGTCAAATGAGTTAAACGCAATGCTCTATGAATACATCCTGTATCTGCAAGGTATAGAGTTAGGATATTGGAAGCGTGGAATACCTGCCACACTCTCTTTGCTGAAAGATGCCGTCAAAAAGAAAAGTGCCGTGAATATCAGCTTTTCCATTTTCGCCAAATCAGCCATTGACAATTCGGACAAGAAGCAGTCCACCAAGGATAACCTGCATACGACACTGGCGGTCCTGCATGATTTCCGCTCCGGGCTGGACTTCAAGGATCTTACCTATACATTCCTTCGTGATTTTGAACAATACCTGAAAGAAAAGGGCAATGCGGTCAATACGATAGCCAAGCACATGAGACAGCTCCGTACCTTGGTCAATGAGGCAATCAACCAAGGATACATGCACGCGAACGCTTATCCCTTTCGGAAATACAAAATCAAGCAGGAGAAGGGCAGACATGAGTTTCTTATCCCGAACGAGTTGAAGAAGTTGGAAACGGTTGAGGTGGAAGAGGAATCCATGCGCCACGTGCTCGATGCTTTCCTATTCTGCTGTTATACCGGCTTGCGTTATTCTGATTTCTGCCAGCTCACACCTGAGAATTTTATCAGGATAAACGGCAAGAGGTGGCTGTACTTCAAATCCGTTAAGACAGGGGTGGAAATCCGTCTGCCGTTGCATTTGCTTTTTGAAAGCAGGGCATTGGGCATTCTTGACCGCTATCCGGATATCGGCAGTCTTGCAGCCCTGCCTTGCAACTCGGAGGTAAACAGGCAGCTTCGAAAGCTGGCCGGATTGTGTGGTATCAAAAAGCGGATAACCTATCATGTGAGCCGTCATACCTGTGCCACCCTGCTGATCCATCAGGGAGTTGCAATTACAACAGTCCAGAAGCTGCTCGGACATACTTCCGTAAAGACCACACAGATTTATTCAGAGATACTTTCCAGCACCATAGTACGTGACTTGAAAAACGCTCAAAGGAAAAGGAGAAAAGTAAAGATATTTCCCGATAAAAGTTTGAGAACATCTGATTTTATAGATAACCGGTAGATTTCATGAATCCTATTTATTTTCTATTAAATTGTGATTCTTTAAGTTTTTCGGATGATCAGAATATTGCTCCTGATTATTTTTTTCAATATGGATTGAATATGGAATAGTTTTCACTATCTTTGCAGAGTAACCAGGAGCTTGATGGCAATAAATATTGTCATCAGGCTCTTTTTTTATTGTCATATCGTGGCAATGGATTTAAGTAATTCTGCAACAATGACGCAAGTAAATAGACATATCTTTGAAGTTGTATTATAATCAGATAAACAATAGACGAAATGGAATTAAACGACTGGTTGGCTATAATCGGAGCTTTCGGGGGATTGGAGGCTGTCCGCTGGGGTGTCACGTTCTGGGTGAACCACAAGACGAACGCACGGAAGGAGGATGCGTCCGCCGATTCGATGGAGGATGAGAACAAGCGTAAGCAGGTTGACTGGCTGGAAGAACGCATCGCCCAGCGTGACGCCAAGATTGATGCGTTATACGTTGAGCTTCGTAATGAACAGTCTGATAAGCTGGCATGGATTCATAAGTGCCACGAGCTGGAACTGCAATTGAAAGATGCCGAGCATAACCGTTGTGACAGGCCCGATAGCGAATGCGGTCGCCGTATTCCACCACGCAGGACTACATTAATTAAAGATAAGGAGGAAAAGAAAAATGGCTGATGTGAATAAACTTGCACCGTTTATCCTGAAGTGGGAAGGCGGTTTTGTAAATGCCCCGGACGATTTAGGAGGGGCTACCAATATGGGTGTGACCATTGGAACTTATGAAGCGTATTGCCGAAAGAAAGGCTATCCCAAGCCTACGGTTGAAAGATTGAAAAACATCACGAAAGAGGAATGAACGGAGATTTTGAAAACCATGTATTGGGACAGGGGAAAGCTGACGAAATTAAATCCCAATCCATAGCTGATATCCTTGTCGATTGGGTCTGGGCAAGCGAAGTGCACGGTATCAAAATACCGCATGATTTGGTTGGCGTGATTCCTGACGGCATTGTCGGGCCTAAGACACTCGCTGCAGTAAATTCCCGTAATCCACGTGAACTGTTTGATCAGATCAAGATTGCACGGTTTGATTTCATCGAGGATATATGCCGGAAACGCCCTGCAAATAACAAGTTCAAACGGGGCTGGATGAACCACCGTATAAATGATATCTCTTATGTTGGCTAAGGTTATGAGCTGGGTAAGCCGGCACATATTACTGGCTCTCTTTATGTGCCTGTTTCTTCTGTTGTCATGCGGTAGCTCGCATAAGGCTATCAAATCCGACACAGAAGTAATCAGCAAGGATAGCGCCAGTGAAACTGTCAACATCGTACACGAATCAACCACCTCTTTGAGCGAACTCATTACCACTAATGGCAGCTACGTGATTAATTTTCGGATTTATGATACAAGAAAGCCGCCCGACAGTCTTACCGGGAAACCTCCGTTACTGGCTGACGGTCATGTAGAAGGTAATTTCAACAAGAAGGAGGATAAACAGACGGTGGTAGCCGATACTACAAATGTCAAAGCTGATAAGGAAGCCACTTCCATCAAACATGAAAAAACTAAGACTGAAGAGGTAAAGAAGAAAAAAGAATCCACATTACTTAAGCAAATAGGCTTTGCTTGTATTTGTGTAACTGTTTTGCTTGTTGTCATGTTGTTGCGCCAATATTTTTGGCGCAACAACATGACAATCTTCATCATAAGACTTTAAATTTATAAATTTGAATTTCCCCGGCTCGTAATGAATCGGGGCGTTTTATTAAGAAACTTGGTTGCATCTATTTTTTGCAAAATCACTTTTATTTTTGCCTGTAAACATACATTTATTCAAAATAAAATATTACACTTTGCAGTGTGCAACTGGAAAGATAATATTTCCATACATATCAATATTGTCTGAAACTTTTAAAAATAAATATTATCCCTATGAGGACGATTGCCTGTGAAGGTTATTGTCCTTTTTTATTATTGTATTTTCTTGTTTTTGTAGACAACAAAATGTATATTTGCCATACCCATTTGGATGGGATAATAAGTATTTTATTTTTAAAAAGTTTACAACATAAATTTATTGTTATTTAATTATCAATCTGATGAAGAAAATGCCTTTAATCAGATTAGAACCATCGAAGAAGATGGTAAATTGTGGTTTTGTGCCACTGATGTTGCAAGAGTATTAGGTTATGTAAATCCCAGAGATGCAATTATAAGATATTGTAAATCAATGGGAGTCGTGATTCGCGCCCCCCTACAACTAGTGGCATTCAAAAAATGAAATACATCAATGAGGGTAATGTATATCGGCTTATATCCCGTTCTCAATTGCCAAATGCAGAAAAATTTGAGTCATGGCTATTCGATGAAGTTGTCCCTTCTATCAGGGAAAAAGGTTATTACGGTATAACTGATAGAGGCACTCTTCCTGAATTTATCAAAAGGTACAAAGACAATATCCACATGATTCCATCTAACTATTTCTTTGTTATTTCAGAATTATATGTGAGGCTTTATGCAGAACTTGAAAAAGTCGGCTATGCTATACCAGATAAAGGGGCACATGGTAAAACTATGATGCCTGACGGTTCTGTTGGTAAATTGTTCGCTCGCTTCATGAGAGAGAATAACTCCGAACTGTGGAACCAGCACAAAACATACAAACACCATTTCCCTGACGGAAGGGTTGTTGATGCGCTTATGTATCCTATAGATGCACTTCCGATGTTTATAAGATATGTCAATGAGCGTTGGCTTTATGAAAACGCAGAAAAGTATTTCAAAGAAAGAGATCCACTTGCCTTAGATTACCTTCCTAAACTTTTGGAATCTAAAAAGAAATCGGTTTAATAAATGAAACGGCACATTATACCATCCAATAACGTGCCGTATGTTTTATTTTCACGATCTTTGCCATCGTAGAAGTCCAACCTTGTTATATAAGGTTTGCCCCGATTCATCACGAGCCGGGATTATTTTTTTTAATACAATTTTCCAATTGGATTATACAATCAACTGATAAAGAATAGAATTTTGCGTATCTTTGTTCTGTGATTTTGGAGTAGAAGCCAAATCTCATAACAAAAGTTTATCCCCGGTTCTTCCGGGGATTTTTTATTTCACTTTTTACAACCAAAGCATACATTCCCTTACCTAACTATTGCCCAATTGTATCCAACCAAATTTCAATAATTATGCAGCTTATCTATTATTTTTCAATAAAACCTATAGGGAGATTTTGGGACATGCCTGTCTTATAATAAAGAATCCGAATATATGTATATGTTCTTTTTAATTATTTTTTAGGGCATTATTTTATATCGGATTTTGCAAAATGCTCTAATATTGTGTGTCAATTTAGCAAGGAGCATACACTGAACCTCAGTCTTTATGTGAGATTGAGGTTTTGTTAAGACAAAAGAGAATTGTTAAATATTTAAATAAATATATATTAAACCAAATCGTTTGTTTATGAAAAAAGTCTTTTATATTGTGATTGTATTTATTATGGTTTTAATTGGTCTCTTTACTCTTATGTTTGTTTCATTTGATTAAAGCACAAAGTATCTGTCGAATAATTTATGAATGAAGGCAGCTGAATAAGCTGCCTTTTTCCTATCTTTTCATCATCATTATATAATCTCTCACCCCTATGCTTTATTGAAATTTTCCTATTTTGTTTTTTGTAAAGTCATATAAAATACCCATCTTTGCATTGCGTTACATATTTTGTTTAGTGTCGAGATTCCGACCGTTAAGCTACGGACAACATACATGCCCGTAGCTTCTTCATATACGGTTCCGACCCCCGTGTTGTATGCTTAATGGCTACACTGTATCCCGACATTAAAGATATGTAACGCAACGGGAAAGCGGAACCGTTTTCTTTTTTCGCAGACTAACGCAATTGCATATGTCAAAATTAGCCCCAACTGCTCATCAACTATCTAAAAAGTTTATAGGCTATGGACACTATGAACTTACAATTTCTTCCTCTGAGGGCACAAAAACGATTGTCACAAGAAATATGGACTTGATAGAACGGCTAAACTCAGAGATAGACAAAGAAAAAGAGGAAGCGACTGCTGAAGCAATCGCTCTAGTTCTTGAATCCTCACTTTAGATTATCTAAAATCTTTCTTATGGCTTCATCAGCATGTTTTCTCATAATTCTGACATAATTAAAGATCGGTCTATTGGATTTCATGCTTTGGCCTATACAATACTCCAACGTTTCCAATGGTATGCCCAGTTCAAAACCATGTTGGACAAAGGATTTCCGGGCTGAATAATATACGACATGCGATTCTACCTCCAGCCTCTCCCCTAACCTTATAATTTCTTTTGTTACATAGTTACGAAAATTAGGATAAGAGTATTTATAACCAAAATCAAGCTTTCCATTACGCCCCATCCATCTTTTGATAATCGGTTTTGCTTCCTCAGGAATAGTGAAGCTGATCTTCATATCACCTTTCTTTGTGTTTTTGGATTTTTCACGTACATATTCCATAATTTTCGCATCTTTGAAATTGTATTGCATCAAGTCCATCAAATTGATACCTCCTAGATAATACGAAAGCATGAACACATCCCTGGCAACACGCTGAGACTTCTTTTTTATCTCCGCATCCCTTATCTTCTTTACGTCAGCTACCGAGATATCACGCTCTTTGGGCATTCCTGCTGGTCTTTCATAATATTCAAAAGGATGCGTGTCATATGATACCTTCTTATCCCTTATTGCTTGATTGATTATTGCCTTCAAATGTGCCATGTGCATACCACAAGTAACAGGAGCCAGCCTTCGGACATTCTTTAGATAAATATCAAAGTCCTTTATGGTCCGGGGAGTAATTCCATCAAGCATTATATCATATTTGACAAACTCAATGAAGTAATCACTCGCCCTTTGATATAAGGAGGCAGTGGTCCTTCTCCCCTCTTTAATCAAATTCTGCATATAGTCAGCCGAAGCGACACTATAAGAGATGGCTCCCTGCTTTACCGAGGACAAGTATTCGACAAGTTGGATACAAGTATAGGATGATGTATTTATCTTATCCAGGGCATCCTGATATGAATTAAGTATTCCACGTAATTTAGCATTGACATGTGCGGCATCAGGAACACCTACCACCTGCCCTCCTTTAAAATTAGCAGTATTATCTATTTCAAATCGGGTAACGATGTATCTTGTTTCCTGTTTATGACCAATTGCGATACGAATTCTGTGTTTGCCGTTTTTCAGCACCTTGGCCGGAACAACGGCGGCTTTAAGAGTTGTCATAATTGTTCTGGATTCGTTTTAGACAAGTTCTTTTTGCCAAAAGTGGCACAAACTGTCTTTTTTTATCCAAAAACGAAAGCTGGAGAAGCTTAAGAAAACACAAACCCCTCTGAAACAGAGAGGTTTATAATAGTGGAGCATGCGAGACTCGAACTCGCCACCTTTAGACTGCCAGTCTAACGCTCTAGCCAGATGAGCTAATACCCCGCGAAATAATAACGATGCAAAGATACATAGAAAATCAATACTACAAAGCTTTTGAGAAAGTTTTTTTCATGTGAACAAAAAATTTTATTTATCACTTTTGCATCAAAGAGTTACTGTTGCGTAAAATTGTTAACCAATAGTTGACCAAGTTTAATAGCACATAATAAGCAAATAGCCCCGACTTATCACAAGTCAGGGCTACCTAAATTTATAAATTTAAAGTTTTTATGAAAAATCATTGTTGTATCAATGCCTGTACACCATCGGCACAACAATAATCACAATAGTTATATAAACACACGTTCTAACTTAATTGTTCAAACAACATAAATTCTTTTTCCTTTTATGTTTTCCATATTACACAAAGGACAAAGGGAAAAACATTCAATGGATCTGCTACTCAAGCACCGGAAACAGAGAAGAACCAAAGGAATCTAACAAGACTTCAATGGCAAATATATTATAGACAAAAAATCACTATAAATTTATGTAACTAACCTCTGTTTATACAGAAGACTTCATTGGTGAGTTTACGATGTATTCAGCTAATGAATAACAACTATATGTCAAAAATGTACAGAATGGAAAGAAAAATTATACTGAAGCATCTTATAAAAAAGAATCATCGCTCAATCGGATGAAACCTGACATTATCCATATCAGCCCGGCAAAAAGCATGAAGGGAGAAATATACCGGAAATTCCTAGAAGAGAAAGAAATATTTATGTCCGCCAATAACGAACTCACCATAAATATAATCAAGGGTTGTATTTGACAACTCTGTGATTGACTAGGCAAAAAGAGGTGTAAAAGTTGTCTTAAACCTCCTCTATCGGCTTGGACCAAACTTCCTCTTTCGTTTCTTTACACATTACGGAAATAGTTCCTCCAACAAAATCCTTCACGTATCCTTTGCGTTCAGCCAACATATCTTCAGCCATTCTAATAGCCTTAGCCTTATCCTTCAATGAAAATCCTTTATTAGCAAAATCAGTACCTTCTTTAAAATATATATCATAAGTTTCCATGGTATCATCTTTTTTAAATTCGAGTGGCAAAGATAAAATCTACAATTATTATGTACAAGAGATTTCTTAATTATTTTTCGAATATCGTCAAGAAACAATTTAACTAAAAAAAATCCCGACTTATCACAAGCCGGGAATTCATGTAAAAGCACTATTATAAATATACTAACTATTTCAAAATTTTACCATCTTCACCTAAGAACAATGTCTGTTCATGAGCATCACTTGTTAACACATTAATTTTATAAATACGGCTTCCATCAATGCCATAGGTCATAAAAGCCTGCTTTATCATAGCACCTTCCAGTGCAAGCCTGTCCATCACAGCTTCCGGCAAATCATTCATATAGATTTCTGAAAAAACCAATTTCTTAGATTGTTGAGGCTTTTCCACTACCGGAACCTCTACCGGAGCCGCTTGAGCAAAAGAAACAGACACGCCTAAAGTCATTACTAATACCAATGTTACTAATACCTTTTTCATAATTACTTTGTTTTTTATTCATTTTTACCGATAGCAATAAAACAAGAAACGTGCCATAAATCTGCGTTTCTCAATACTTCATTAAAAATCAAGCATATACATATTTACATATCCATTTTTAGAAGTGTAGATACCTGTTGACAACACTACAAAAGTGTGGAAAAAGTCCACAAAATCAGATTTTATACCGGCGAACAAAAAGTATAACCAAGCTGTTTTATCAACCTCATCAAAACATTTAAATGACCATGAAGAAAAGATACTATTCTATATGTGTGATATTATGGGTACTGATCACCACCTTGTCTGCTACCTCTCCCACTACATTTCATATAGCACTGAAAAAGATATATCCGCATGCCATGAACGTAAGTTGGAGCCAACAAGGGAATTATTATGTAGCCTCTTTTACTCAAAATGGTTTTGAAAAAAAAGTATGGATGAACGGTAATGCCCAATGGGTGATGACTAATACCAATTTACAAACTACAGATCAACTGGCACCTAATGTATATAATGATTTTACATTGAGTCCATACGCCATGTGGACTGCCACCAATGTAAATCTCATAGAATTTCCTAAACGAACCACTCTGTACGTAATTACTGTTAACCTAAACAATTCGTCGGCCACCAAACAATTATTCTACACTCTGAATGGCAGGCTAGTGCAAACACGAGACGTAAGTTATATCAATCCTACATTATCCCCCGGAATTTTTAATTTCTAATAGCCATGACACTAAACATTTCACCCCAGTTATTTGTTATTATATACATAAAATAACAAATACCATTATGACTGAACAGATAACCAACATTCCCGACAAAGGAAATAAAAAAAGAATAGTCATTGTCGGAGGAGGATTTGGCGGGTTAAAGATTGCACGCAAACTGAAAAGACAACACTACCAAGTTGTGTTATTGGATAAAAACAACTACCATCTTTTCCAGCCGTTACTTTACCAAGTAGCCACATCAGGCATCGAGCCCAGTGCTATTTCATTCCCATTCCGCAAGATATTCAAAGGATACAAAGACTTTCATATCCGCATATGTGAAGTACAACAAGTACATCCTGAAGAACAACAAGTCACCACTTCCATCGGCAGTCTAAGCTACGACTATCTGATTATATCTACCGGATGCTATACCAATTATTTCGGCAACAACGAAATAGCTAAACGCACCATGTCCCTCAAGACCACAGCAGAAGCCTTGCATAATCGTAACCAAGTACTTGAAAGCTTTGAAAAAGCATTGAACACTAATGACTCCAAAAAGCGGGAGCAACTGATGACCTTCATTATAGTCGGCGCAGGAGCAACTGGTATTGAACTGGCAGGGGCACTAGCCGAAATGCGTAAATTCATCCTTCCGCACGATTATCCCGATCTAGACACCAGTACGATGAGAATCATATTAATAGATGGTGGTCCACGCTTGCTTTCCGCCTTCTCCCCCCAATCTTCCGAAGAAGTAAAAAAATACCTCACTCATTTGGGAGTAGAAATATTATTGAACCAACAAGTAAAAAATTACGAGAATAATATGTTAGTACTGGATGACGGGAATTTTATAGAATCAGCCAACGTTTACTGGGTAGCAGGCGTAAAAGCAAACAGTCTAGCAGGCCTTCCTGCCGAATGCTATGGTCCAGGCAACCGTTTGAGAGTGAATGAACACAATCAGATACAAGACTTTAAAAATATATTTGCTATAGGTGACACCGCACTAATGATTTCAGAAGAGTATCCTAAAGGACATCCGCAAGTTGTACAGCCTGCCATACAGCAAGCCATGAACTTAATAAAGAATCTGAGAAATATCGAAAAGGGCCAGCCGCTCATCCCTTTTAAATATTATAATAAAGGGTCTATGGCAACCATCGGGAGAAATAATGCAGTGGTAGAATTGCAAAAGATACGTTTCAGTGGATTTCCCGCATGGGCAGTATGGCTATTTATACACTTGATGAGCATAGTGGGGGTAAAAAACCGTTTATTTATTTTTATAGATTGGATGTGGAGTTATTTCACCTACGACCCATCCCTGCGACTTATCATCAAACCACAGCCTTCTAAAGAAGAGACAGAAAATAAAAGCAACGATAAATAAAGCTTCTTTATCGAGAAATCCCATAATTATAGAAACAATTTTCGAACTTGCCCGACTATCATTGAGACAAAGAGTATATCATGGTATCGGGCAAGGTTAACTCTTATTCTGGCAATTATAGCAACTATACTCCTTCATAGGACACGTCAACAATTGGCAAACGATTATAAACTAGCATTTTAAAGTAAAGGGATGAAAGGATCTACATTTTCAGGACGTTAAATTAATGTAAAAAACTGTTTCATTTCCCATCCCCCTTACCTCATTTTACTACTTTTGCGCACACTCAGCCTATAAATGTGCAAAAGTTATCATGGAACTAGAACAGAGTTTTATTGCTCTTATCGAGCAAAGTATAAAAACAAATTGGTATTTAAACGCTCTTACAGACTATAAAGGCATCACATTACAATACAGAGATGTGGCCCGTAAAATAGAGAAAATACATATCTTGCTGGAAAATGCCGGCATTGAGAAGGGAGATAAAATAGCCATCTGCGGGCGTAATAGCGCTCATTGGACAGTAACTTACCTTGCCGTCATCACCTATGGTGCCGTAGTAGTACCTATCCTACATGAATTCAAAGCCGATCAGGTACACAATATTGTAAACCACTCTGAAGCCCGCCTGTTGTTCGTAGGCGATCAGATATGGGAGAACTTGAATGAAGCAGCCATGCCTCATTTGGAAGGTATCATAGAATTGAAAGATTTCGGTGTACCCGTATCCCGTTCGGAAAAACTGGCTTATGCCCGCGACCATCTGAATGAGATATTCGGGCACAAATTCCCTTGCAGATTTCGTCCCGATGATATTTCTTATGAAAAAGAAAAATCAGAAGACCTGGCCATCATTAATTACACTTCAGGTACTACCGGATATTCCAAAGGCGTAATGCTGCCTTATCGTAGCATACTCTCCAACGTGCTCTACTGTAAAGAAAAAATAGGTCTGAAAGCAGGTGACAGCGTCGTATCCATGTTACCTTTGGGACACGTATTCGGCATGACTTTCGATTTTCTTTACGGTTTCACAGCAGGCGCCCATCTATGGTTTCTTACCCGCATGCCATCGCCCAAAATCATAGCCGAATCATTTGCGGAAATCCGCCCGCGCGTCATAGCCTGCGTGCCACTGATTGTGGAAAAAATATTCAAGAAAAATATTCTTCCCAAGGTAGACAACAAATTAGGTAAACTGCTATTACATGTTCCCATCATCAGCGATAAGATAAAAGAACTTATCAAGCAGAAGGCGATGGAAGTTTTCGGCGGAAATTTCATCGAAATCATCATCGGAGGGGCTCCTTTCAATGCCGAAGTGGAAGCCTTTCTAAAAATGATAGATTTCCCATACACCATTGCATACGGAATGACTGAATGTGGTCCCATCATCTGCCATAGTCATTGGACAGAACTGAAACTGGCATCTTGCGGAAAAGTTGCCGCACGTATGGAAGCCAAAGTACTGTCTCCTAACCCATCAGCCATTGCGGGTGAACTGGTATGCCGTGGAGCCAACCTGATGTTGGGCTATTATAAGAACGAGGAAGC